ACGCGATCAGGTTTGGCGCAGTTCGTCGAACAAGGCTGATAAGGACGGGATCGAACTTGTCAGCATTCGCTGTTAACGTCTCTGGCGTAGATGACTCTCCAAGGAGACTGGCAGATCCAGCACCCTGAACATTTGCCTGCTCACGCATGGCTTGTTCCTGTTGCTCAAGCATCTGAGCTGTGACTACCTTACGATAGTGGTTCTTGATCTGAGGTAGATCCTCGTGATCGAGAACTGGTTGCCACTTATTGATTAGTTCTTCATTCAACATGTTTCGTTCTCCTTGAAAAGTTTGTTGAATCAGTTCTGTTATTCAACAGTATCCTAATTTGTATTTATAAAAGTTAAGTTTTCTACTCTTTGACAGTTCGCTTTAGCACGTTGACATACGATGCCATCGCAGCATTTCGAGGAGCTTCCTCAACGATTCCATTCTCAGAAATCTCGGCTTCCTCGTCTAGCTGTACGGCACCACCCTTGGACGTTCGAGGAAAATAGTTTTCCTTGAGCGTATCAAGAGCTTGTCTGTATTGGTCAACATCCTCAAAACCAACACCTTCTGAAAGACCTCTCAGCTTCTCGGACTCCATGCTTGTTAGTTCGGCAGTTGCCTCATTGACAAGCTCATCCCGCTGATAATCTTCAACAATCGAGTTAAGCTCGATGTTAGTCTCGATTGCTTCATTGAGTTTCTCTTCAAGATCCTCAACTCGATCCGCAAGACTATCAACGAGATCAACCTTCTCCTCTGGAACATCAATATAATGATCTTCAAAGAGTTGCTTGAGTCCACCAATGAACTCTTCAGTAATCTCCGACTTGATGCCACGCTCAACAGCAAGCTCATTCTCTTGCATCCAGTTGTCTACGGCATAGTCGAGATATGAATCAATCTGGTTGGTAAGCTCCTCGGCAATCTCAACAACTGACTCTTCCAGCTTGGTGTTGAACTCTTGCTCGATTAGCTCGATCTCTTCATTGATCTTGGAAACGACTGCCGCCTCGAAGATGGTAGTCACTTGAGACTTGAACTCCTCGGAAAGATCGTTCTCTCCGAAGATCGCGTTCAGGTCTTCTGTAAGATCAATGTCATCAGCAGTGATTGTCTTGCGCTCAAGAACGGGAATGGAGGCTTCATCCTCTTCGACATCCTCTGTTCCTTCGTCAAGCATCGCTGCCATGAGTCGTGAGTAGTTACCCGCAAGAGAATCCTTATCAAGACTCTTCAGAGTCTCAAAGATGGATCGAATCATCTCTTGCTTTGTCTCGGGAATGTCAAGATCCTCAAGATCCTCAAGATCAACGTCCTCTTCCTCATATACTTCTACTTCAGAGGGATCGTCGCCTTGACCCTTTGTCTTGACCTCAGCCTTGACCTTTTTCTTTGAAAGGGGCTTTCCCTTTGGTTGAGCAACAGGCTTGACTTCTCCACTCTCGGGAGCATCACCTGTTCCACCACCACCCGGCTTGCTGGGTGACTCTGTTTGCGCTTCCAGAAGCTCTGCTTCCAACTCAGCCGCGATCTCGTTCGCTAGTTGGTCGATCTCTTCGTCGAGCAGAGTATCGTCTACAAAGTTTTGTTCCGTATCCATTATGTCCATCTCCTTAGAAAGAATGGAAAAATCCACAGTTTATTCTATGTTATTTATAAATCCTATAATTTTGACAAAAAGGATTTGAATAGATGTAACTTGGCTTCTTCTAGTTTCTTTCGGTTAGTTTGTTGTAGTTCTCGTCTCATCCTCGAAATCTCTTGCTCACGAATGATTCCATTGTCCCAAACCCATTCCTTTCCTTCCATGACACCCTCAACGAAGGCTTCTGGAGCAGATGGATCTGCTACAATGTCGGCAGCGGTAGCAAGATAAAAGTCGTCCTGAACAATGTTTGTTCCGTTCACATTCTTCAAAGAACCCATTCCTCTTGAGGAAACACCTAACTTCGCACCTTCGTCAATCAGATTCTTGACGATCTTTCCATAAGGAGTGTCCATGATCTTTGCTTTTCCTACCCAGTTATTACCGTCTTCACGCAGTTCCTTAATCATATGAGAAACGCGCTCAAGATTCACAACTGGACCGTCTGGATGTCCAAGCTCTCCAAACGCACGATTTTGATTTACATAGTTGTTGATATACTTGTTGACCTGTTCACCCAAAGTCTTTTTTGGGTAGATTCTTCCGTTTCGGTTCTTCTGCTCAGATTGCATGAAGACACCCTTGATGAAGTGACTCTTTTCGCCATTCTTTTCTTCGGTGATGAACTCGATTTTTTCGTCATCAACCATTTCGGAAATTAGTTTCATGGTTCTTCTTCCTCTGATGCTGGCTCAATGTCATTCAGCCAGTTATTTGAAATCTCCATTTTCTTTGTCATCAAGGCGTCACTCATCTTTGCTGCCAGTACGTCATTGATCTTTTCAGCAAAGCTGTTGGGATCTTCACCTAATGCGTCTTCAATCGCAGCGTGGATTCTTTCTTTCATTATGTTCTCCTTATAAAGCGTTGTCTTTTATTTATATCAATCAAAATCTTCGTCAAAATTTTCTGCTAGTTGAATCGACCTTGAACGAATGCCTTTGACTCGTTTGAATGTGGAAACACTTTCGCGTTGTTGTGGTTGTTGTGGTCCAGCGGGTTCATCTTTCGCAAAGGAACCAACACCAGCATTTTGTCGATCAAGCTGTCTTGTCTCATCTTCAAACGGATCAACATCTCCATCATCAATCTCATTTGCCATGTCACCATCCATTGTGCGAATCTCTTCTTCTGACTGATTCAGAATGTTGGCACGAACCCAGTTCTTTGAGTAGTATTTACCGACATACTCTTCAACAGACTGTAGAATCTCCATTCTGTCTCGCATGACCTCAAGTTGCTTGAGTTCAGAGAAATGTGAATCCTGTCGAAATCTATATTCAACAAGCGTCTTGAGAACACTCCAGTCTTCCTTTGACAGAATACCTTTGAGTGTTAGTTGCTTTTCGAGTAGATCATCAAAAAGATTGCTAAACCGATAACGCAAACGATTAACGAACTTTCCAAACTTCACTTCGTCTCTTGTGATTTCTGTTGCTCGACCAAGACTAAATGAACCTTCTGGTTCAAGACGAGAAACTGGAACGCCCAACGCTTTGTATAGCTTTTTCTTGAAATAGATGATGTCTTCAATCTCACCTAAGTTAGTGCCACCGGGGAGGGTGGTAATCTCTGTTCCTCTACCACCTTCTCTTCGTGGGAGCCAGAAATCCTCAAGCATCGACATATGCCTCCGATCATCTCGGACCTCCCCGGTGTCGGTATCATAGACCACTTTATTTTTAAACTTGGACATGATACCGGAAAGATATTGTTCTGCCTTGACCTTGGGTAGATTGCCAACGTCAACATAGAAGATTCTTCTTTCGGGAGCGCGAGAGATACGATAGATAACTGTCGCATCTTCCAGCATCTTGAGCTGATTCATTGGCTTGATTGCTTTATGTAGATTGCCAAGAATCATTTTGTTGCCAGCGTCAAGAATGCCGGAGTGAATGTGTGAAATCGAGTCTTTTGCGATTTTGAGTGCTTTCTGTGTGTTAGGTCCACCCAATCCACCAACACGATTCGAGATTCCACCGGGATAGTATAGGTAATACTCGGTGGTGTTCTTTGGAAGAGCAGACAACTTGTCACCTGTTAGTTTCTGACCTTTTGTTTCTCTTACCTTTTTGATCTTTCGTGGGTCGATTGAGCGAAGTTCTTTGATTCCTTCCTTTGGATTCTGAACATCAATCATAACATGGTAGTATAGTCTTCCGTCAACATACCACTTCTTGAAAATATCATAGGCATATTCATTGAAAGCAAGAAGACGCAGAATCTCGTCGAACTCTTCGAGAATCTGCTTCTTGATTTTCTCTGGAATGTCTGCGTTTCCAAGTGAGATTGAAACCGGAGCCTGACCATGCTCTGTGATGACAGCTTCGTTGATGATGTCGTCAATGGCAAGTTCAACTTCAGGATTCATTGCCATTTCACGATAGCGAGTGATTAGTTCGACTTCGTTCTTGACTGTTCCCTCAAGGTCGAGATAGGTTCCATACGCACCACCTGTTACGTTAGGTCCACTAACCTCAAGTGACGCATCTGAGTTTTCAGGCAAAGAAAATGCCTGAAGCCTATCTTCAGGCATTTTCTCTTCATCTTTACCTATCTCAAATCCTAGTATTTTGAACTTTGCCATAGTGTATACCTTTCTGAAAGTTGTATACTATGTATGCTCTCAGAAAGTAAGACCTTTAAGTTGTGGAATGTACGCTATCAGTGGCTTTCCAATAATCATACTGCCATGTGACTGAGAACTCTTCCAACTGATCGTTTGAACTCCAATCAAGATCAATCGCAGCAACCGCTGAAGGCCAGCAGTTGACCATAGTAATGGTTTTAGCGATGCTTCCGTCTTTGGCATAGTGAACTACTTGAGCATCAACTTGATAGTCTGTGCCAGACAAAAGACGGTCATTCTCACCATGACTATTAATCGCGTTCATCCAGTTAATCAAGCCACCGTGAACAGCAAAATCTTCATCGTTAATGATTGTTGTAGTCCATTCGTCGAAAGTTCGATTTCCTGCTAGTTTTATGACACGACCGAAATATGGAACTTCGACCATACCAAGATTGACACCGGGAATTTGCGCTCCCTTGCACATGAACGTCATTTTCTGACCCGCCTCACCAGTTTGAACTGCGGTAGGAAAAGGAATCGTGACTTCAAACAGGTTGGGGCGAGCTGCCTGACCTGTAAGCTGCGCTCTGAAATTATTTATTGAAAAAGGCATTATTTATCTCCTTGTTAATCCTATTTCTATTTATAAGGACAACCTTAGAAATTACCAACAACTTCAGAGAATTCAACCCCAGTTGCTACCGCAACAAAGTTTAGCTGAATGAAGTTAATTGAACGAGTTGGTTTGATGTAAATATCTCCCACAAACTCATTCCTATCAATTACACTTCCGGGGTTGTTAGTTTCATCACAAATAACAATAAAGTCTGTGATGCCTCTTCGACCCTTAATGTCTCTAAGGAATGGTTCAACCATGTTTCGGAACATTGCTCGCGTGAAAGCATCGTTGAACTCGAACAAAGAGAACTTCGCTGCGGTTGCGATTGCCTTCTCAAGCACAATGAACAGACGCCGCACGTTGATCCGATCAAACGCACTTGGTCTTGTTTGCATTGTCTTATCACCAAACAAAATTGTACCTTGTCCGGGGAAAGAAACAACGGGATTATATTGCTGTAGGTACAGCGCATCTCGATGTGTCTTTGATGGGTTGTAAGCAAGTCTGGCTACGTTTTTGATTTGACCACGATTATAACCAGCAGGACTGAACCAAGCATCACGTTGTTGATCTGTTCGAGCAACAAGACCAGCAACATCACCATTTAGAGGAATCCATTGGTATCTCTTTGTAAACTTGTCGTATTGATATTTCCAACCAGTGTCCATGAAAGCGTATGACGTGTTTTTGTTTACACCACCAGAAGTTGCTGCAGCATTTCTAAAGCCGGTAACTCGATTGGTGAGATTATCCAGCTTCGTAGCTTCAGAAGTCGCATTTACAACGTCCGACTTATTGGGTGAAATAAACGCAACGCAATCCTTTCGAGTTGTGGCAAGATCGACAACATATCCTTTGACACTAGCTTGATCGTTTTCACTAAGACCGGCACCGCCAGCACCCGTCACCAATAGAGAAACGTCTTCTTGCTCGGTATCCGCAAAAATATCCCAAGCAGTTTGCATATCACCTACAGTAAGATAACCATCAGAACCGCCCGATAGTTTTCTACTGAAAACACCGTCTCCGGCAACATTTCCAAATGCTCCCGAGTGATCGTCTACAACTTCGGAAAGCGTCTTACCAAAAGTAGCATCGACTTTTGTATCAGTTCCAATGCGAATATACCTTGAAGATTGATTGATTACATCCTTCCAATAAGCAGTT